CGGAGTGCCTGGGCGAAGGGAGGTGGCGTTTACTCTGCTACGTCTCTTCTGTTCTGCCGTCATCTCATCGGTTTCCTGGGCATCTAGGATATCCTCCATGTCCCGCATAGCAAGGATAGGGCCATATTCGGATTTAAGATAGTGAGGCTTCTCGTTAAGAATCTTGATATAAGTTTTTGCAGTCTCACTCTCAGGATTGTCGATATCAGGGTAACGCTCCCTGACTTGTTTCTTGGAGGATTCCAGTATCGCGGTCTTCTCGTTTTGAAGCTGGAATTGTGTCTGCTCTGCTTCCCGTTGTTTTAAGATACGATTAACGGTCTCTTCCGTGACTTTGGATACAGGAGTACGCCAGTCGCCTTGCTCCAGCATCTTGTCTAGCTCGTCCTGAGCTTCAGAAGGTTTGATTTGGCGACCAGAAAGACGACCTTCAAGGTCTTCTAGTTTCTTGGCCAGTTCTTTCTTCTCTTTCTCAGAAGTGCGGAGGGCAGAAGAGATTCCATCAAACTGCTTGGTAATCTTCTTTAAATCCTCGACCTTGACGTACTGAGGCTCTTCCTTCTTCTCGACCTTAGGTTCTACCTTTGGTTCTTCTTTCTCTAACTCGACCTGCAGTGGTTCAGCCCCGCCTGCAATGGGCATAAAACCCCATCTGTCAAAGAACTCTTTAATCCAACTCATCCATCCTCCTAGTAATTAGGGTCACTTTCTATATCCTTTGTGCTTAAAAGACGTTCTACGTCCTTCATTACGAATTCTACACCATCAAGCTTACCTTGCAACTTCACGGCTTTGAGGAATGACTCGTTTGAAGGGTTACGAAGCAGGTTGGACACCTCCGACTTGTTGTGTTCTAACTGCTCCTGCCAGCGGGCCTTGAGTATTCTCCATCCCTCCGTTTGGGTCACTTGGCGTATCAGAAGGACCTTCTCCTTTTCCACCGCTTGCTCCTTTCTGTTTTCCAGCTCCGGCAATCATCCCCATCATGGCTTGCATCATAGCCATGTGTTCTTGGATGTGCTGTTGGTTGTACTGCATGATTTCATTTACGAGGTTTGGATTAGTCTGGCCTATAAGCTGTAGACTCGGACTATTCATCAACTGCTGGTGAGCGAAGATGTGTTGCATATGGTTCTCAGTCAGATTGGCCTTCACACGTCCAAAGTCCCCCTGAATCATGAGGGTGTTCTCATCTTCGGGAGAGTCGATATCGTCCATCGAGGGTTCAGGTCCTAGCCAGTCGATGGGTTCCTGACCATAAGCCTTAAGGAGTTTGGCAGTAGACTGGTAAATCTTCACTGGGTCCGTCGCCACTATCATATTCTGCATCATGAGGGAGTAGAGCATCGACATGAGTTCCCGCTCGGTGGACTTAGACCCCATCGAAGGGTCATTTGCCAGATAGGAGTCAAACTCCCCTGAGATGCTGTCTGAGGATATCTCTCCTTCTTGGAATATTGGCTCACCTTTCTCACCGAGTATCCTTGTCTCCATACCAGGAGGGATATTGAGTTGGATGAGGTCAAGTAGGATAGTCATGATGCGGGCAGCGGATGTCTTAAGCCTCTCGACAGGGCGGGCAAATCGTATCTCTGCCGACTGCATGATGGCGTTGGTACGGGTTGCGGTGCCAGAGCCTCCGACAATCTCTGATTCCTTACCCATGACGTAGGAGGAAGCAGCGGTGAGTCTCTCGATGAATTCAAGGACTAGGCGGATGGCGTTTATGAGGGATTCCACCTGGATTTTGAACTCAGGGAAGTAGACGTTGTTCTGAGGGTCAGAGACTGGAATCAGCTTGTTTGGAGCAAGCTTTAGTGCCGGTGCGTCGATGTCGCCTGATGGGTCGTAGAAGCCAGGGCGTAGGATAGATATGGTGTTTGCATCGGTCATCTGGTTAAAGATGGCGTCTACTTCTTCCGCCAATTCCCTGACTTGCTCAAGAACTCCCTCACCCTGAAGAGAATCTACCCTATCAAGGTGGGAGGAATATTTGGCCATCTCAAGGGGACGACGACCAGACTTGGTGACATCCTTCATCAATACACCGCCGAGATAGACATCGTAGTCTTTGGAGGCCATACACCTGACGGACTTCTCAAATCCCATCCCATCTGTGTCGTAGTGGCCGTACCAGCGCACAACTTTGACCAACACATTGCGCCTCTTGATTTGCTTGAACTTCTCTATCTCCACGTCATCACTCATGCTAGTCGGCACATTGACGTGAATCTTATCTTTGAGCAAGCTAGTCACGTTTACGGCCTGACCTGCTCTTTCCATAGCTTCGAGGTCTTTGTAAGCCAGTTCTTCTTCGATAATAACGGTATCTTTTTGTATATCCCTTGCATTCTTGAAGAGAAAGACGGATTCCTTTGGGATGATACGTGTACATGTTTTCTCCTTGCGAGAGATTACTGGGAGGCCTGTGATGTCAGTGCCGGATGTCTCGTACTCTTCCACTTCCCATGAAGATTCACATAGGCCGTCACCGAATCCTGCGACGTGCTTGACGAAGTTATCGAAGAAGTCCTTCATAGGGGACCAGGACTTTACCCACCAGTCCATCAGCTTACTGATTCGCTCTGTCTTAGGCACATCATTAAGCTCTGTGGCTTTCCATCGTGTCAGGTCTTCATTCCACACGCCGGATAATAGGCGTGAGTGAAGCATCTCAAGGATGGAGGTGGCTATCTTGAGTGAGCGATTAGAGCAGAACTGCCAGGGGATATCCTTGGCCTCACGGTGCCCTGAATACATGTGCTTTAGCTTCTCAAACCACTTATCAAATGACAGTTTCTCTCCCTTGGCTGTCGTCCCATAATCCATGTCGTCCCTATCACGCTTGGCGGCGTCATAATCATCGATGATGACTTGGACTAAAGACTTCTGTACTTCCTCCGATATCTGAATCTGGATGGGAGATATTTGAGCAGGTGCTTCACTGACAGGACTTTCCTCTGTCTGTAACTCGTCCTTCACGGCTCGTGCCATGATTAACCCTTCTTGATGTGTTTGGTCTTACCTTTGGTGACACCTTGGTAGGAACTGTTCATGCCGTCATATCTGGATGATTCTCTCGTGCCAGACTTGGTGTTGAATGTCTTCTCACCCTTAGCACTACCCCTATTTCCCAGCTTCGCCTTCGACTCTGCGTACGCCATCTTTATTCTCCACTGTGATGAACTTCTGTTTGTGCTTCTCTATCTTCAATAATGCCTGAGTATACTTGTGTATGAGCAATCCTCGTCCATCATCGATGCAGGAGACGACATATGAAATGGCTGAAGCCCCTTACTAATCTATTCAAGAAAAAGAAGGTGCACAAATCGAATCTTGATAGGGTCATGAACAAGGAACCTGGAAAAGATAGACAACCTGCCAAAGTAGGTATCCCCATAGGCACCCCTGAGAACATCGTGAAGCAAGAAATCCAGCCGATGAAGTTCACTCATGAGCAGAGATTGGACATCATGAGGCTCATCGCTCGTGGTATGACGTGCCGTGAGACACAAGACGCAATCAAGGAGATAACAGGGCACTATATCTCTCAGGTCCAACTTTCCAAGTACAGGAACTCTCCGAAGTGGAAGCCCATCATCCACAAGGAGAGGGAACTCTACCTTGCCTCACTATCGGATGTACCAGGATTCCACAAGAAAGTGCGCCTAGAGCGGGCCGATAAGATATATAACTCTGCCATGCAAGATGGAAATCTTAAGAACGCTCTTCTTGCGACAGAGCATCAGCGTAAGGAGATGGAAGAGAAGCAA